GCCACTTGTCCTGCTTGGCGTCCTTGATGCGGATGACATATGCGTTCTTGGGAAGCTGCTGGAAGGTTGATCTGCGTTTGGATTTGTCATAGGTTGGTAAGGTCATTGATTAGTCCTCCTTTTTCGGATTTTCTCTCAGTTTTCCGACTTCGCTATTCTTTATGTAGTCTTCCAGCTTTATCCCTCTTCCACCGAATGACTCCATAAAGGCAATCTGTTCCATAAATTCACAAAGGGCATCCAAGTCACGCTCCGAGATGCTAACGAGGATGGTTCCGTCATCGTAATAGTCCTTGACTGTAAACTGCGCGCAATGCCATGAGTCAGTCTCGAGGCTTATTTCTCCGATACTGAACGTGCATTTCTTGTGGAACCAAAGGAACGGGGCGATTGTTTCGTACTCTTCCGCTGTGAGCGGCGTAAACTTCTTATCCTCAGGGAATTCCTTTAAACCTTCCCTTAAGTTTTCATCGAGAAGCTTATTGGTGACCTTTATGATTTTTTCAAGCTCCTTCTTCCTCATGCCTCAGTAATCCTCCAACGCCTTAATCACGATCATGATATCGTTCGGGCACTCATTCTCTTCAAAGGCATTCATGGGTACCTTGCACGTACTCCCGTCCGCGCTCAGGATAAACTTATACTTTCCATCCTGCCTGACCGCCCAGACCACCGTGGTCATCTTGCTCTCGAGCACCAGCTTCTCGAGCTTGCGCCCGTTGGTCTTGATGCGGGTACGGATGATACCGTTATCATCGGAGATGGTCTCCGAATGGCACAGGATGATGACCGTCAGGTCGTCCCGCATTTCGAGTGCCTGATTAATGATGCTCCACCCGTTCTGCGCCAGATCAGACCACGCCGAACGCTTGTCTCCTGACTGCATAGCCATGATTGCCATCTCTTCGGCTACCATCATGCCGTTGAGGGTATCAATGACCACATACTTGATGTGTTTGAACTGCTCTTCCTCGTTGATTTTCCTCAGGATGCTGGCGACCACGGCGAACTTGTCCGTCTTGTAGTAGCAACCCCTGTCCGGGCTCACCTTCTCGTGTTCCAGGTTGGCGAAATCATCACGCCATCCCTTCCAGTTGAGCCCCTTCTTGTCGCTGTCAATGTAGAATGTCTGGTTCTTCGGCAGGTTCCGCATTGCGGTAGTCTTGCCGGAGCCGGACTCTCCCATTACGCCCACGACGCGCCCCATCACTCCACCTCCTTCTTGTTTTCCAATAGCCATGCCTCAAAACACGCTTCACAGATGTTCCCCCAGTCCATCGTGTAGTACGTGTCGCCCTCGTGGAGCACGCAATTGCATTCATCACAGGTGATGTACGGAATGGTGCGCGCCTCCTCGAGGTATTCCCTGTCCATCTCCTCCTCTTCGGCGGGATCTGACCATGAATAGCCGTACATACTCACACCTTCTTCATGATGTCCCGGATCATGCCAAGGCCGCTGTCCATGGACACGTTGACGTTGATATGCGTTCCGTTCGCGAAAAGCACCATGACGTTCTCTTCCGACTGTGTGATCCGACCGTAGATCAGGTTCACAATGTCCTGCCCGGCCCTGGTTGCCTTCAGCGTCTCGAGTAACAGATCACAGATCTCCTGCTTATCCTCAATAAATGCCATTACTGTTCCCCTTTCTGTGATTTCGCCTTGCCTTCACGTGCGAGAAAGTTCCTGATCGTCTGCCCGGTACAGCCAAAGTGTGCACCGATTTCGTCGTAGGTCTTCCCCGCGTCCCGCATCTCCATGATCTTGTCGTAGGCCAACTTGACCGCCGCCGGGCCGGTCTTCTTCGGCTCCGTCTGAGCTGGCTCATCGATGAAATATCGCTCGGCATCGAAAAACGCCGTGTTCACAAGCGACTTAGTGAACCTTGTTGCCAGCAGGATATCCTTTCCTGCCCTGACAGCATCAGCCGCCTGATGGAATGTCAGCTCTTTCATGCTTCGTGTTCCCTCCTAACTTCATACAGGACGCCCTCCCGGATGACCGGCAGACGCGTTTCCTTAACTTCCCTTCTGCTTCTCTTTTTCTTCTTCGGCTCATCCTCAAGCAGAGCTCCCACGCCCACCGTGATCAGGATCCCGACCATGACGGACATAAAATAGATCTCGATGATGTCCCACTTGGTCAGCACGATCAGGTCAACCATGGTCTGGGTGATGCTTCCGATCAGTAACGCGCCGAAAAATAAGCCCCTCTTTTTCATTTGTGCTCCCCTCTTGAAAAACTCATTTCCCACTCGAAAAACTCAAACTTTACTCGAAAAACTCAATTACTTTTTCCGGCGGCAATTTAACCGCCTTGAACAGGATCCGCAGCTCCCCTGCCGGAATGCTGTCCGGGTAATTCCGCCATCTGTACAGCGTGCTGGGTGATATGCCGGTGATCCGGGCTATCTGCTGAACATTCAGCTTTCCGGTCGGCCCGACAAAGATGATGTCGCCTCTTGCCATTCACTCACCTCCCCATTACTCACGTTTCGTGAGTGTCACTGGCAAAAAAAATAGCGTGTACAGGTACCCCGTAGTAGTCAGACAGCTTAATTTTGATGTCATCGCGGGGGATCCTCTCTCCGCACTCATACATGGAGAGGGCCGCCGGACTGATGCCAAGCGCCGCCGCTACCTCAACCTGCGACCTGTCGCCGCGAAGCTCCGCCAGGGTCTGCCCTATTGCTTTTCTATCCACTTGCTCACCTCCTTCCATGCGATCTCCGCATGACTCTATACTACACGAAACGTGAGCGCCTGTCAACACGTTTTGTGAATATTACACATTGAATTTTTACATAGCGTGAATTATTATTTTATTAGAAATGGAGGATATGAAGATGGCGGAATTCAAAGATATGTTGAAGTTTTACCGTGAGGAAAGAGGACTGTCACAGGCAGCTCTTGCCCGCGCGATCGGCGTGTCACCCTCTACCATCAGCATGTATGAGGTCGGCAAGCGGGAACCTGATTTTGAAACCGAAGAGATGATTGCCGACTTCTTCAATGTCAGCATCAGTAATTTGAGAGGGAAAAGCACCGAAGATACCGACACGATCAGGGTGCCAGTGCTGGGTAGTGTGGCGGCAGGTATTCCGATTGAAATGATTGAGGATATCGTAGATTGGGAAGAGCTCGACAGCAGGATCTTCTCTGCTGGATCCTATTTCGGACTCAGGATCAAAGGCGACAGCATGGCGCCGCGCATTTTGGACGGCGATACGGTCATTGTCCGTCGCCAGGATGACGCGGACTCCGGAGAGGTCGTGATCGTGACTGTGAATGGAGATGAGGCGACCTGCAAGAGGATCCGCAAGCTCCGGGACGGCATCGAGCTGATCCCGATCAACGCATCGTTCCCGCCCCGCTTCTTCTCTGCCGAAGAGGTGGAGAAAAAGCCGGTTAGGATAATTGGAAGAGTTGTTGAACTCAGAGCAAAATTTTAAAGGAGGTAAGTTATGAAGAAATTAGCGTTACTCACCGCAGTTGCAGCACTCGCGATGTCCATCCCCGCAATGGCTGATGGCGTAACCGTATTCGATACGGAAAATTACACTTTGGTGATCAACAAGGTTGATTTCCTCGAGGATCACGATGGTAAGCAAGCTGTCCTGCTGGATATGACATCCACTGTAAAGATCGATGAGCCGACAGCGGCTGATATGACTTATTACTTAACTGTTTATCAGGACAACAAAGCCCTTGACTTCACTTATATGGGAACAAACAATCATCCATACGCCGATCTTAATGATAATCAGTACACAAAACTGAAGAACGGTGCGTCTGAAGAGTTTTACAAGATGTATCAGCTTACCAGCGATTCGAACCTGGAATTTGAATTCTACGAATATAAACACTTCCAGGACTATGTATATGTCTACTATGACATGGAAACCGGCGAATTAAGCACTGATGCGCCGCAGCCGGAAACAGAACCGGATTACAAACAGCTCTATGAAGATCTGTTGAAGGAATATGAGGAGCTGAAGGCGCAGATCGGAGAATAATATGGCAACCGCCCGCAAGCTCCCGTCCGGCTCGTACCGCTGCCGGGTCTTCAGTCATTACGTGATGAAGGACGGCAAGAAACGGCCCGTCTATGAGTCCTTCACCGCTCCAACCAAGCGCGAAGCCGAGGCCGCAGCTGCCGCGTGGGCAGTTGAGCGCAAGGCAAGAGGCCAGTCCATGACCGTATCGGATGCCGTGGAGAGATACATCACCGCGAAGACCGCTGTGCTCTCCCCCGCGTCCATCCGTGGGTATCGTACGGCCCAGCGAACAGCATTTGATGATATCGCCGCCGAAGACATCCGCGACCTGACCTCCGAACGCGTCCAGCTCTGGATTTCGTCCCTGAGCGCCACACGTGCCCCTAAGACCGTCCGTAATATCTACGTGCTGTTGTTGTCCGCGTGCAAGATGTTCGCGCCCGGAAAGGCCTTCTCTGTGTCTCTGCCGGTCAAAGCCAAATTGCAGTACAACCTGCCGACGAATGCGGACGTGCAGAAGCTCATCAAGTCCGTCGAGGGCACGGAGCTGTGGATTGCGCTCATGTTGGCTTACTATTACGGACTCAGGCGCGGCGAAATATGTGCCCTGACCTCCGATGACCTCAGCGGTGACCTGCTGACCATCAGCAAAGATGTCGTTGCCGATGAGAATAACATCTGGGTCGTTAAGCAGACGCCGAAAACCGCAGACTCATACCGCGTCCTGAAGCTCTCAGAGCCCGTTCTGGGCGTTCTGAAGGCAATAGACGGTAATTTCATCACCTGCACGCCGAATGCCCTTCTTGCGCGTTTCAGGCGGGCTATAGCCAAAGCAGGGATACCGCCGTTCAATTTCCATCTGCTCCGGCACTGCTACGCAACCAGAGCCGCTACGCTCGGAATCCCGGATGTCTACGTGGCGAAGATGGGTGGCTGGAAACCCGGCAGTCCCGTTTTGAAATCGGTCTACCAGAACGCCATGCAGGACGAATTATTGCGCCAGATGGATAAAATGAACAGCGCTATTCCGTGACATATTTCGTGTCATATAGATTACCATTTATGGTATTTTTCTACCATTCGTGGTAATTTCTTAACCAAAAGTGGTAATGCGCAAAGCCGCATAATTACAATAAAAAACGGGGACTCCCAGATTTACTGAGAATCCCCTTGAAATGGAGTAGACGGGAGTCGAACCCGT